ACATCTTATGCGATGACTATGAGTGAGGGTAATCTTAAATCAGCAGCAGCTGGTGGTAATGCTCAACACGGAAAAAGTTCTTCAAGTTTAACTTTTGATGCCAATGATTCTGATGGATATTATGCTGAATATACTGTCAATGTAACATCAAGTGTTGGTTCTAATTTTAATGCAGTTGCTATAACTGTAGATAGAGAAGCATATTCAGTTCCAGATGCGTCTAATGGAAAAATAAGTGGTCAAGTTAGATATATGGAGGATGGTAGATTTAGAACAACTAATTTAGCGGGAACACTTACAGATATATCTAGTTGGGGTTCAACTTGGGGTGATGTTAGCACTCCAGATGTTATTGGTATATTTGTAAAAAATAATAAGATATATTTTAGTAAGAATGGTACTTGGCAAAATAGTGCAAACCCTGATAATGAAACTGGAGGTATGGATGTTGAAGGAACAATAGGTAGTAACAGAGTTAGATTTAGTCATATTGGTTATCAATCTGGCTCTACCTATGGAACTATGACAGCTAATTTTGGTCAAAAATCCTTTGCCTATACCCCACCTACAGGGTATAAAAAATTAAATCAAGACAACTTACCAGAGACAGCTAAAGGAGTGAGTGGATTAGTGTGGGTTAAGAATCGTGACCAAGGATCAAATAGTCATGCACTATCTGATTCAAGTCGTGGTGCATCAAAAGTTTTATTTTCTAATACTACTGATGGAGAACAAACTTATGTTCAAGGTTTAACTAAATTTTTAAAAGGTGGGTTTGCTTGTGGCGATTTACAATACATAAATGGAAGTGGTGATAGTTTAGTAAGCTGGAACTGGGTAGCAAACGGAGGAACTACTGCAAGTAATACTGATGGTTCAATTACCTCAACTGTCCAAGTTAATCAAACGGCTGGTTTCAGTGTTGTCCAATTCACTCCAGGTTCAGCTGGAACAGTTGGTCATGGTTTATCACAAGCACCTGAGTGGATTCTTATGAAAGACACATCTAGAAGTGTTTTGTGGTTGATTTATCACAAAGATATTGGTGCAGATAAATATTTACAATTTACAACTGCAGCTGTCGCTTCTAACTCAACAGTATTTTCTACAGAGCCAACTTCTTCAGTTTTTGACCCAGGAACTGGATACACAAGTGCTTCATCTTATGGTGCAACAGTAGCATACTGCTGGCATGGTGTAGATGGTTTTAGTAAATTTGGTAGCTACAAGGGTAACGGCAGTACAGATGGTCCGTTTGTGTACACAGGATTTAAACCAGCTTGGTTTTTAGTAAAAAGAAGTGATACAGCAAATGATTGGGAGTTATTTGATTCTGTAAGAAATCCATTTAATCCAGTGGACAGAAGGCTTTATCCTAATTTAACTAGTGTAGAAGCAGTTGGTAGTACATCAGATATTTTTGATTTTACAGCAAATGGTTGTAAGGTTAGAGAAGATAATCCAGCTATCAATGCAAGTGGTGGGACATATATTTATATGGCATTTGCTGAACATCCATTCGTTGGGGACGGAACAAACCCTGTGACGGCGAGGTGATATGCCTCTTATTCGTATACCCTTTAAAGGGGGTTTTAATAAACAAATAACAAAGAGTGAGGCATCTAATCAATGGACAGATGGTGACTTTGTTCGTTTTCGTTATGGCGAACCTGAAAAGATTGGTGGGTGGCAACAAGCAGTATCCACAACAATTCCTGGTGTCGCAAGGGCTACACATATTTGGACAGATAAAGATGGAACAGAATACATAGCCATAGGCACAAGTAAAGGTTTGTTCTTATTTTATGGATCTGCAATTTATGATATTAGTCCACTTGAAACAGCTACTACTGGTTTAACTTTTACCTCTACAAATGGGTCAGCAACAGTAACTGTCAATAAAACTTCTCATAATTTAACAGCAGGTGAGTTTGTTGTATTCTCATCAGTGACGATGCCTGGTAGTGGTACAGGATTTACAGCTGCTAATTTTACTGACAACCCTTTTCAGATCATAACTGCAGCTTCAAACAGTTTTACAATCACTATGCCCTTAAGTGAATCTGGTGCAGGAATTACTGCAGCAGGTTCAGGATCTGTGCAAGCTTATGTAGGAGTAGGATCAGCTACACAGACTCTTGGTTTTGGTTGGGGCACAGGTGTTTGGGATGGCTCAAATGGTTGGGGTTCGGCAACTACTGCCTCTGCTACAAGTCTTGAGCCAGCTAACTGGTCATTAGATAATTATGGAACAATATTGATAGCTACGATCAAAAATGGTGGTACATTTGAATGGAATCCTACAAGTGGTGTTACGACTAGAGCCACCTCTGTAACAACGAACCCAACAGCTAGTGTTATGACAATTGTATCAGACACAGATAGGCATCTAATTCACTTAGGCACAGAAACTACTGTTGGTAACATAAATACTCAGGATAAAATGTTCATTCGTTTTTCGGATCAAGAGGATAGAACAGATTATGTTCCTGTCTCTACTAATACAGCCGGAACATTTCAACTAGACAGTGGTTCAAAAATAGTTAGTGGTGCAAGAGGTAAAGATTACATATTTGTTGTTACAGATACATCAGCTTACATTATGCAGTTTGTTGGCCCACCTTTTACTTTTTCAATAAGACAAGTAGGATCAAACTGTGGAGCTATGTCACAACACTCATTAGTACACGTTGATGGTATAATGTACTGGATGGGTAAGTCTGGTGGTTTCTATGCATATGATGGTGGTTCTGTAAAAAAACTAACTTGTTCTGTAGAGGATTTTGTTTTTACAACCCAAACTTCAGATGATTTAGGATTTAATTTTGGTCAAAGCGAACAAGTCTTTGCGGGATATAATACTTTATTTACAGAAATAAATTGGTTTTATTGTAAGGATGGTTCAACACAAATTGATAGATGTGTAACTTTAAATTATAGAGAAGGTCTATGGACAACAAGCTCTCTCGCTAGAACTGCCTATAGTGATAAGTATGTATTAGATAATCCATATGCTACAGAATATAGCACTACGGGCTTACCATCTGTATCTATAAATGGCATTACAAATGAGTTTGGTGCAGCGACTCTATACAAACACGAAACAGGAAATAATCAACTTGATGTATTAGGTAACAAAACTTCAATTAATGCATTCATAGAGTCTGGTGATTTTGAAATGGATATAGAAGGAACAGCAGGAGAGTTTTTTACTAAGATTAGAAGATTTATTCCTGACTTTGGTAAATTAGATGGTAATGCTCAAATTACAATTAACCTTAAAGACTTTCCCTCTGAAACAGAGTCATCCTCACCGCTTGGACCATTCACTATAACTTCAAGTACAAAAAAAGTTGACACAAGAGCCAGAGGTAGGTTAGCATCAGTAAAAATAGAAAATACATCCACAGATCAGTCTTGGAGATTTGGTGCGTTCCGAGCTGATGTACAACCTGATGGAAGAAGATAAGGAGTAAAAAATGCATTATACAGCAAGACTAAAAAAAGTTATTAAAGGTCTTAAAAAGGCAACTAAACTGCATGCACAACAAGCAAAGATTTTGGAAGCCATTGAAAAGGATCAAAGACTTAGATATAAAAAGAAACCAAAATAATGACTAAAAAAGATCCAAAAGTGGGAACAGGTAAAAAACCTAAGAAGTCTGGTAGACGTTTATATACTGACGAAAATCCAAAAGATACAGTAAGTATAAAATTTGCCACACCTACTGATGCTAGAAAAACTGTTACCAAGGTAAAAAAAATAAAAAAACCTTATGCACGAAAAATACAAATACTGACTGTTATGGAACAACGTGCAAAAGTAATGGGTAAAACACAAGTTGTTAGTATTGCAAAGAAAGCAAAAGAAGCTTTAAAGAAAGCGAGAAAAGTTGGCTAAAATAAATATACTCATACCAGAACTTAATGATGATTATGTGGTACAAAACCAAAGACAAATAACTTATGGCATTGAGACATTAGTAAATCAGTTGAACTTTGCTTATCAAAATGATTTAAAAAATGAACAAAATGCCTTTAACTTTTTTATGAGCTAATGACAATACAATATAAAAATCAAGGGTTTTCATTAACAACTACAGGCACAACAAGTGTACTGACAGCACCAGCTAATGGTCGTTGTTTAGTTAAACAAATACAAGTACACAATGGATCTACAGGTGCAGTAAGCTTAGTAACACAGGTTACAGATACAAGTGCCTCAGCCACATTTAGAATTGATAATGCATCCATAGCCGCAAACACGACACGACAGATCATATCACAAACTCTTGTTTTGGAAGAAAGTGACATCATAAAAATGACGGCGGGTACAGGTAATGAAATACAAGGAATTATATCTTATGCTCTACTTGATCGCTCTCAAGAAAACGGATAATTTGTTTGCAATTGTTTAAAAATATTGGTATTTAGAATTATGGATATAATACATTGCAAATCAGAAGTTATCATCAAAAATAAAAAAACAGGTAAAGTTTATAAAGATGAAGATGAAGCAAAAAAAGACATCCAAGATGCAGCCACTGACACAAACGAAAGTGACATACAAAGGGATGTTAACATTATCGTCCCTGAGTTATCATTGGATGGAGAAACAGATTGACACCATTAGGTGGAA